TGGATGGGCATGGATGTAGTAGGTAATATCAGTACAATAGTAAACACTTTCTTAACAGGTGGTGTTACTGGATTACTTACACTTATAGTTCTATTTTCATTAATAGACAATAAGTAAGTAGTGATTTAAATCACAACATTAATGGGGTTGCTTAGGTAGCCCCATTTTTTTAAAATTAATTCGTGATAAAGCTAAATATATATTATATTTATAGTTATACCATAAGGTTAATATAGGAGATGTTATTATGGCAAGAACAAAAGCAACTCAGAAAAAGGTTTCATTATCCGAATTAAACAACCACACTACTAATAATAAACGCCAAGTATTGAAGGATTTGAAGATGTTAAATTTCGATGAATTACAATACAAAAACCCAGCACAAAAAAGATTCTATGAAACTCTATCTAAACAAGATATAACTTTTTGTATAGGTCCGGCTGGATGCGGTAAAACTTATTTATCTGTTCACAGAGCACTCAGAGAGTTAGGAGATAAAAATTCCCCAATAGATGGAATTGTTATAGTCAAACCTCTTGTAGAAGCTGCTGGTGAGAAGTTAGGTTATTTACCAGGCGATATAGAAGAGAAGACATTACCATTTATGATGTCATTCTATTACAATATGGAACAAATTATCGGTAAACAGAGATTACAAATCCTTAAGGAAAATAATACCATACAAGTCATACCAATGGCCTATATGAGAGGTATTACACTTTCTGATAAGTTTGTCATTTTAGATGAAGCACAGAACGCTACACCTGAGCAAATTAAGATGTTTGTAACAAGACTCGGTAGTAATAGTAAATATATTATTACAGGTGACTTGGCTCAATCTGATATTAAAAAAGGCAAAAGTGGATTAGAAGATGCCGTTAAGAGATTCGCTGGTGTCAGGGGTGTTGGTTTAGCTTCCTTTAAAGAAAAAGATATTGTAAGACATTCATTGGTTAGAAGATTATTAAAAAGATATAAAGATAATTTTCAGATTATGGAAGGTGTATCAGCCGAAAAGACAATATCAATGTGGGTCCACGATGAAGGATTAGACGCTCCTACTGACGGCTCAATGGATGATTATCATTACCAATTAAATAAATAAAAATAAAGCTTGACTTATATAGTAAATTAGTTGTATATTGTATATATGTATAATGGAGAAATATATGATTAAAATATCTCATGCAACAATTATATTTGCAATATGTTTGTTGATTTTTACTTCGTGGTTTGGAAGTGAAAGAAAGAGGTTACAAGATAGAATTTGGGAGCTAGAAACAAATTGTGGAGTTAAATCTGCTAATAAAATAGCTTTCAATGTCACGGTTACTACTTACAATCCTACTCGTAGGCAATGCGACTCTACGCCCAACATTACAGCAGATGGAACAAAGTTCAAAACTTGGAAAGCATCTTCGTATAGATATGTTGCTTTATCAAGAGATTTACTTTCTCGTTGGGGTGGGCCATTTAACTACGGAGACTATATTGTTATAGAAGGAACCAGTGACAGGGATGGTGTATATCAAGTGAGAGATACAATGAATCCCAAGTGGACAAATAGAGTGGATATACTCACTACTAATAGTAGATTTAAATATGAAAATATTGTAATGTATAAGTATGTAGATGAGGACTATCTGTTAACAGGTTTTTAAACATAGGAGAAGCACAATGAAATGTATGATGAGTGTGGATAGTAAACACATAAAAAGAGTAGCAGACGATAAGGCAAAAGAGTTATTTCACGAAGGATGGAGATATGTATCTAAATCAGTATGGAAAGAAAAAGTTCGTGATGTAAATAGAGAACCAGAATTAAACGAAGAAACTGGTAAAACAGAAATGGTTACAAAAAAATCCAATGAAATGTCTAAAGCACAAAAACGACATGCGAAAAAATCTAATAAATGATTTGGAATAAATATATTGTATATAGTATATTACTGAGTGTACTTGGAAATTTAATTGTATGGTTTCAATTGAATGGTCAATTAAAATGGGACTTCATGCGTAACAATATGATACTTGTATGTTTAGTCGGCATGCCAGTAAGTTACATCTTTTTTAAAGTAACAGAATTTGCTTATTTAGGATTAGGTTCTTTATGGGGTGTTAGATTTTTAGTTTATGCGTGCAGTTACTTAGTTTTCCCTTTTTTAACTTATTGGGTACTAGGTGAGTCTTTAACAATTAAAACATTAATAAGTATAATATTATCTTTAATAATACTATTAATACAATTAATATAATATACTATAATAACTATATACTATATAATATAATAACTATATACTATAATAACTAATAATAACTATAACAATATAATAACTAATAATAACTAATAGGAATACAATGAAAAATTTAAACGAAACACAACTAAAAGAGAATTGGGATAAATTAATTAATATTGTCTCAGAAATATTTTCTGGTGACAGAAAAGAAAAACTTTTAAAAATGTATAAACATTTTGAAGAACGAATGATGTTTGCACCCGCTTCAGGAACAGCTCATTTTCATAATTGTTTTATAGGTGGGTATGTTGAGCATGTCTTACACATAACAGAAATCTCAAGAAGATTATTTACTCTGTATGGAGAATTAGGAGCTCACATCGATTACACAGAAGAGGAAGTTATTTTTGCTGCTCTTCATCACGACTTAGGTAAAGTTGGTGATTTAAAAAATGATTATTATGTGCCGAATGATTCAAAATGGCATATTGAGAATCAAGGTAAATATTACACACGAGGTAAAGATTTAAACTTTATGACGGTGACAGATAGAGCAATTTATTTATTAAATCATTTTGGCATTTCAATGTCAGAGAATGAATACTTAGCTCTTAGATTAACAGATGGAATGTATGAAGAGGCTAATAAAACATATTTGATGCAATACTTAGATGAGAATGGATTAAAATCTAACTTATCAATATTGTTACATCAAGCTGATATGTTAGCTTCAAGAATAGAATATGAGAAATGGAAACATCAAGGTAGTGGTACTAAACCAACACCAGTTAGAATAGTAAATAAACAAGAACAAACTAAGGTAAACAGCATGAAAAAGTCATTTGACGAGCTGTTTAATAAATAGATATGATTACAATAATACTTTTAATAATTTCAACAATATTAGCAATATTTTCTTCAACAGCTTTGTTTTTTTCCTTGAAAAGGATAAATCAATATGAAAATTTACTAGTCCAGATTGAACAAACAATATCATTTGCTTCTGAAAAAATGAAACAAGTTGATTCATTAGGTCACTATGAATCAGATGACGAAACAGGTTTCTTTTTTGAAGAGATAAAAAAATTACAAACTATATTCGATGATTTATTCGAAAATGAAAAGGAGAAAGAATAATGGGAAGAAAGAAAACAACAAATTATTATTGGACCGATGATACAGAGCAAGCAATAATTGATTATAATGGTACAGATAAACCAGAACTTAGGAATTCTATTTATAAAAAAGAAATAGAATATCCAATAAACAAACTTTCTGAAAATATAATTAATACATTTAAGTTTAGTTATTTTGATGATGTGTTTGAAGATGTAAAACACGAAGTAGTTGCTTTTTGTGTAATGAATATGCATAAATTTGACCACACAAAAGGGTCAAGAGCATTCAGTTATTTTTCAGTAGTAGCTAAAAATTATTTAATATTGAATAATAATGCAAATTATAAAAAATTAAAATCACACACTTCATTATCTGCTTTAAATAATGTTAAATCAGCCGATTATGATGAGGATTCTAAAATTTTATTAAATGAATCTATAGATTATTTTGAAGATAAGATTCCAGATATTTTTAGTAAACAAAGAGATAGAATGGTTGCTTATGCTATAATTGACTTGATGAAATCAATTCACGATATAGAAGACTTCAACAAAAAGTCTTTGTATATTCTTATAAGAGAGATGACAGATGTAGATACATCACAAATAACAAAGGTGTTAAATGTTATGAGAAAACATATGAGAGTGTTACAGAATAACTATCATACTAAAGGTTCCGTTTTTCCTACATCAAAAATTGATAAATTTTCCTAATTTTATATATTTATATGTAACGGGAGATTTTTTATGAGTGAAGAAAAAATATTTGACGGGAAGTCCTTTTCAGATTTGACGAAGGACATTTACGACAATCAACAAAACAAAAAGTTACAATTAGATTTATTAATACAAGAATTACACGGAATGATTCAAACACTTGATGATGCTGTAATGATTGCCCCATTAATTAAAGAGATGTTTGATGTCTCTGTAAAGAATGATGAACATTTAGTTAAACTTGCTAGTGTATGGCAAAGAATAATTTCTAAATCAAATACTAATGCTGACGATGGAATGATGTTATCAGAAGCAGAAAAAGAAGATTTAATAAATGCATTATCATCAGATGTAGATGACATTCAAAAAAGACACGACAAAATAGTTCAAGAAAAAACGCAAATTAAAACTGCAAGAACATAATGGCTAATTTTCTACAGAGGCCAGAATCTAATACTGGAAAAGAGTACATATTAGATTCTCCTGGCATACAATCTGATTTTTTACAATTTATACCCGCTACGGTAACTGGTGTTGTAAATTCTGGTGAGTCTGTTATAAGTCCTAATCCGAATGAAGCCAATATGATAACAGCCACAAAAAACATATTTTCGGAAGATATTAATTTACGGAGTAGTGATAAGACTAAATATAAACCCTTACTTAGGGGAATAACAGATAGCATAGCTGTTGGTGATTCAGTTTTAGTTACATATATTGGGAACAATGGATATTATCTAGGACCAGTAAATACTAATAATAGTCCCACACAAAACTTTGACCAGACATTATCAAGAGATACTGCAATAGAAGGGGCACCCGGAACAACTGCCGAAAACAAACAAGGTATTTCTAATACTTTCCCTATAAAAACTTTTTTTACTAGGTTAGGTAAGCAGTTCAATCCAGAGTTAGATGACCCAGGTAAATCTATTGCAAGGATTAAACACCCGTCAACTGGTAATGATGTTTTTAGTGATATACATACCGATTTAATGTTAGAGGGGCGACACGGTAATAGTATACGACTTGGTAGTAGAAATATACATCCGCATATATTTATTTCAAATGGTAGAGAAACAGACCAACAAACGGAAAGTATACTTGACGACTCTATTATTTCTTTAACTACAGCCGGAACATTAAGTCAACATTTTCCGGGCGCACTTACAAAACTAGATGATGAAGAATATGAATTTAAACTTGCTGACGAATCAATAGAAACACCAATAAATTATATAACAGATACTTTTCAGAAAAGTTTAGGTAGGGGGTTGGGGCTAGAAGGAGAAGATAATCCAGACATAGATTCAGAAATGAGTGGTTATGACAAATCTCAATTATTAATTAATTCTGATAGAATAACTATAAATTCAAAAAAAGATAATATGTTTTTATCTTCGTTCAATCATATGCATTTAGGTTCTGGAAATTCTATGACCTTTTCTACATCTAATAATTTTTTATTTAATGCTGGAGCTCCTGATGCAGCATTTTCGATAAATGCTACTGAAATTAGATTAGGGTCACAAACTGATGCTGAAACAGAACCCTTGATATTGGGTGATACACTTATAGCTTTATTAGATAGATTACATTCAGAATTAACATCTTTATGTAGTGCTATTAATTCAATAACGGTACCGACAAGTCAAGGACCATCTGGAACACCAATCAACGCAGCTCAAATTTCTAGTGTATCTACTGCTATAGGAAAAATCCAAGGTGAGTTAAAAACCGCATTAAGTATTAGAAATAGGACAACATAAAATGGCCTTAAATGTTTCGACCCTAGAAAAAGAATTACTAGCAATTGCTGAACAAGCGTCAGCAAATACTACTGGTGCAGCCGGAGCAATAGCTGTAGCTATGCGAGCATATGGTGCAGAAATGACATTCCCTCCACCTGTAGGTTTAGGAGCAGCCTATAACGCTCAGAAAGAAATTCTTGAGTCTATACCACTTAGTCCACCAATAGGTTCTGTACCTGTAATCGAACTTTCTTTTCAGATATGGGCAATGCAA